ATTTCATCGCTTTTTAAACTACCAATCTTTTGGCTAGTTAATTTTTCGTGGCTTTCTTGTGTTTTACCGCTTACGCTGTCTAGCTTGTCTAGATAAATAACCCGTACAACACTTTATTGCTGACAATAGCCGTCATGAGTGAAGAAACATTATTATCTCCTCTCACTCCTGACCGTTATGGACAACATGAGGATCCAATCACTGCAGTTTTCCCTACGACCAAAAACGTTATTCGCTTACCTTTTCAAGTCACTAAACAATTTCTTGAAGAGTTTTCCGAAACATATCCTGGTTATAAGGCAACTGGAAATACTATGAAACATCCACACCCCCATCTCTCAGTTGACAGGAAAGTCATGGAGGAGATAGCTGTGCGAATGTTAAGACGTTATGGTGATGGATGGATATTGGACGTCGGAGGTTCTTCAGTAAGACATCATCGCTTACGTAGACAGAACATTTGGTCTTGTCAGCCACTTGTTGACCCAGAGGACCGCAATCGCGGATTCAGATCTGAGTCAGCTTGTCGACATAGAGTGCATGAATGTTATTGTAAGGCTTACGATACAGTAATGCTCATTCATTCACTCTACTACATAACCCCTGAAATGTTATTAGATGTCTTGGTCCGTACGACTTACAAGTTAGGTGTAGCCGTTGTACATCTTTTTCCGGAAAGATCAGGAACTCTTGGCTTTGGTGAAGCGTCCTACATTTCAGAGAGCGACAAAATAGAAATGCACGTAAAGGGTAATTATCATACTTACGTGCATGACAACATTGCTTGGTTGAAGTCACAATCCATTAATTCTCGTGGCCTCACTTTATCTTGGACAATCATCAACATATCACATCATTCATCTATGCTTGCTTTTAGAGTACATGCCGGCGTTGTCAAAACGCTGTCACGTTTCTTGGAACAAGAATCATATGATGAGATCACAATCAGAACACAAGTCAAACGTGGTGTTTCTGTTTTCAAGTGGCATGAGGAACATTCAGTCACTGCATTAATTCCCAAACGACTCATTGTCTTGTTACAGAGGCAAAGAATCGGTCGTCCAGCCAACACACAAACTTATCAATTACTCGTTCACACAGCTTTGAGATTCCTTAAGGAAGCCAAGGTAGGCGAACATGATATTGGTCGGTTGATGTTAGTAGCTGTGGTGCACGTCATGGAATGTGACGCTGCTCTCGAAACGGGTTTGCTAACAGAACTCATGAGACATCATGAGAAACACGAGGATCTTGCTGAATTATTGGCATTTCCTAAGCGTAATCGTACTTGGCTTGATTGCTTTCCTCATCACTCAGCAGTTGCTGGTTTTCTCGTCCCTTGGCAATTACAATGTTTGTTAAGCTTAACAAAACAATTGTCACATCGACCCGTAAAACTACTACCTGCTCCGCCATTGCCTGAGTCTCGGTTTGACGACCCTGTAACATATACAGATTGCAAAATTGAGGACATCACTTCACCTCGTACTCACGATTTAGTTGAGTCGAAGGTGCCGTTGACTGAGATTGATTCAACAGCTAAAATTAGTTATGATGTTGCTGCGCATCGTCCACCATCTGGTACTCTAAAACCTTTAGGGATAACATTTGGTGGTTGTGCTCCAGTGGCATATGCTAGTAATCTGCAAAATGAAATAATTTCAGTGAACAATCGTGGTTTGTTGCCCAAGCCCAAACATGATGTTCGCAAGGCACATTTGATGAAACGCTGGTTAAAAAACTCTTTTGATTTGTTGTTTCCTGAACGCAGAGAAATTGTACCAGATTTTGAAGCTTGGAACAGCCGCTACCCACTTGCACAGAGGAAACGACATGAACGTGCAGTGCGTAGTGGTGGAACAACAAACCTAGAAAAGAGAAAGGCATTCGTCAAGGTTGAAAAATTGTTGTTTGCCAAACAAGGGGAAGTAATTGATAAACCGCCAAGATTAATTCAAGGTGCTGTGGACGAATATAACGTTGAGATTGGACCGTGGATGCATGCTTTCTCCAAAGAGTTAATTCGTTTATGGAATAAAGATTTTATTTTTTACTACCCAAGTGGAGCAAGCAACGAAGATATTGGCAATTGGTTAGAACTTGATCTTGCTTACTATGAGGATGACTTTAGTAAGTTTGATGCTACAATCCACCATAACCTGCTGGAAATGGAATTGTTCATTTATCGAACATTTGGCATGCCAACAAACATGCAAAAACTTGTTCGAAAGAATTTTCCAACTGTAGGAGCAACACCTCATGGTGTTTCGTATATGGTGGAGGGCACCAGAAAATCTGGTGACCAAAATACTAGTGTCGGTAATACTATGTTAAACGTGTTAGTTCATGCTTATGCTATGCATATGCTTGGATTTACACCAAGATATGACATAAACACTAGTACTTGGCCATATCGCATGATTGCTTTAGGTGATGATAATCTCATTGTTACAGGGGAACCTATTGCACATGTAAATGTGGAAAATATCATAAAGGACTTGGGTTTGATCCCTAACATGGTATTCAAAGACAACGTCAATCTCCTGGAATTTTGCTCTGCCCGTTTCTGGCCTTCAGAAACTGGTCGAGTTTTAGGACCTAAGATTGGACGTTACCTGGCTAAGATTGGTTGGATGTTGCGTCCACCAGTTGGTGAGTCTAGACAGGCTAAAGAATATCGTGGTACTTTATTGTCACATGTTGAAACAGTCAACCATATACCTATTCTCAAAGAAGTCACACAGAGAATATTGGATGTTATGGCTGAGAAACGTTTCATTAAGGACACTGAACTAAAAGGTTATGTCATACAACCACACCAAGTTGTTACAGAGACATATTCTATGATCCATGACTTGTATGATATATCAGCAAGTGATGTGGAGGACCTTTTAGCAATAGTGGCTCGCGTCGAACGATTACCTGCTGAGATTAACCATTGGACACTCAGCAAGTTCTTTGAACGTGATTGTTAACGCGTTAGAGTTTGGCACACTCCAGTGCCACACACAAAAAACTATTACATTACTAGTTTTTTATGTTCATCATTTTGCTGAGCCATTTTTTATAAGTTTTTCTTGCATAACATGCCTAACAAGAAGAAATCTAAGTCTAAGCAGCAGCCTGCTAGACAAAAAGCTCCCAAAGCTAAACAGCGAACCAAAACTAAGCCACAATCTAGTATTGGAGCTCGTGTCGGGTCACATGTTGGTGACATGATCGAGCAGGGAGCCCGTGGTCTTTTCAGGAGAATAACAGGAATTGGTGACTATAAAGTTGCCCGGAATACCATTCTTTCTGCAGGAGACCCACCGGTGTTAAACAACGGTATTCGTTCAAACGTAATAAGGCACAGAGAATTCATCACTGATTTAACTGGATCAACTGCTTTCGCAGCAACGACTTATGCTATCAACCCTGGAAACCCTACATTATTTCCGTGGTTGGCAGCAATAGCCCAAAGCTATGAACAGTATGTTTTCCACGGCATCGTGTTTGAGTTCAAATCAACTAGTGCGTCAGCTTTGAACAATACTAACACCGCCCTTGGCACAGTCATAATGGCTACTGAGTACAATGTGCTTGGCACCCCATTCACATCTAAACTATCCATGGAAAACCATGAGTTCACTACTTCAACACGACCTAGTGAAAACATGATGCACCCTATTGAATGTGATGTGACACAAACTCCAACACGAGTGTTTTACAACAGACCAAATATTTCACTGACTAACAACGACTTGCGTTTTGTTGACATGGGCAACTTCTGTGTTGCTACTGTTGGCATGCAAGCTGCGTCTGTCATTGGAGAAATTTGGTGCACTTATGAAGTGGAGTTACTCAAGCCAGCACTGTTGCCATCGGTGTCATTTACCAATCTTTCCGCAATGTGGTCCTTTCTTGCTGTGTCAACAACTACTGTATTTGGTACAGGAACACCGACAGTCAACAAGTATGGATCTGCTATTTTATGGGAGAGCGCTATGACATTCGGGACGACTACACTAACCTTGAACAATATTGCTGTATGGCCTATTGGTTCAAAATGGACACTGATATACTCCATTAATGGAGCTACAGCTACAGTGGTATTTACTGCACTCACTTATGCCAATGCATCTAATGCATCCATATTTGATAACGGAGCAGCGAATAGTTCACTGTTAACGTCCATCGGTGGTGGTGGTAATGACGCGTTTGGGTGTATGCTTAGTAGCTTTACAGTTACTAGTTCACCTATAACGATAACATGGAATGGAGGTACCTACCCAGCCTCTAATTCAGCCTCGCTCGCCTTGATACGGTGGTCGTAGGTAGGTGTTGTGGCACCTGTCAGAGGTTAAACTCTGACACAACACAAACCCGGCAGTCT